CTTGATGACTGTCTTCTTTGCCATCTCCACGAACCAATCCTTCCATGGGCCCTTCTTATGTTTCTTCCACAGCTCCGACTTTTCGCGGACGTTCTCGATCTCCTCGATCGACATGAACGTGATGTGCGGGAACTTCGATCCATGGATCTCAGCGATGGCATATGCGCCGATCACTTCGCCGCGATTCTCCTCTTTCATGAAGGGGTCTGGTTCGTGATGGAGATGTGGATCAGATCCTGAGCGATACCAGAAGCGCCGGTCTTCCCGGTCCATCTCGCGAACGACATCAGCTCGAACGCTGATGACCGTTCCACCATCGGTGGCAATCGCGATCAGGCCCTGGTACATCGGATCACAGTGGCAGTCGTACTGCTTGGTGTTGCCGTTGAACCTGGGAATGAGAGCGCAGTGCTTGAGCGCCGGATTGAGTGACAGGCCGATCGAGGCGATGTTGATCACGCTGTCTCGAATGCTGTGCGGATCGCACTTCTGGAGCAGGGTATTGGCAGCCAGGGCCTGCATGGCGAACATCGATTCCTTCTCCCAGCGCACCAGGTTGCCTTCCTGGCCGGAGATCTTCTCGAAGGGCCTACGGGCTCCCGTAATGGCCTTCTGGACTGGTACTGGTAATCGAGGGCTATCGTTCGACACCTGGTCGCTCCTTATATGACTATACCCAGACACCGAGTATGACGACTTGACTGCATGATTGCAAGCCTTGAGTGTATGAAATGTGACCTGTCCCTGGTCCTGTTGACCTGGTGCTGTGAGCCTTATACGATGCAGGGTCTGGGTACAAGCGGAGATTGGGGTGTACGGCAAAATTTTCGAGTCCATGTATGACGGAACCTTGGCCGCAGATTGGAAGGCCATGGTGACATTCCAGCAGATGATTGTCCTGGCTGACTTCAACGGCATCGTCGATTACACACCTCCAGCTATAAGCCGACGAACAGGTATCCCGCTCGACATCATCGAGCATGGCATTGAGAAGCTGGAAGCCCCCGATCCGTACAGCAGGACTCCGGATGACGAGGGCAGGCGCATTCGCCGGATGGATGAACATCGTCCCTGGGGCTGGTACATCGTCAACTACGAGGACTACAAGACTCTGGCAAGTAGAGCAGAAGAACGCGAGAGAGCCAGGCTCAGAAAGCAAAAACAGCGCGAAAAGCAGCGGCAAGCTCCTGATTCTGAAGAAGTGTCACAAGATGTCACAGACGGTCACGGCGAGTCACGCATGTCACGGCATGTAGATGTAGATGTAGATGTAGATGAAAAGACCAAGGGAACTCGCGTTCCCTTCCAAGGCATCGTCGATCTCTATCATAAGCATTGCCCAGACCTACCCAGGGTCAAAGTCCTCAGTGCCAAACGAAAAGCCCAGCTCAGATCCAGGTGGAAGACATTCGATGTAGTGCGTGGAATAGGTGCGCCAGGTGAAGCTCTGGAGGTGATCAAATTCGACAACCTGGAGAACTGGGAGCGGTACTTCAAATTCATCACGGAGAAATGTCCATTCCTGATCGGCAAGAATGATCGAGCCTGGGTAGCCGACTTCGATTTCTGCATCCGTGAATCAGCCATGGTCAGCGTCATGGAAAATAAATACGTGGCACGGAAATGAACCAGGCAATCAAGCTACCTCCGATGTCGATTGATTCAGAGCAGGCTGTCCTGGGTGCCATCATGCAGACTGGTGGCAAGTTGCTCATGGAAGTTCAGGACATTATTGATCGCAATGATTTCTATCGTAGTGATCACAGGGTTATCTGGGATGCGATAGTGCAGCTCGACATGGAAGACATGCCGACTGATCTTGTGACCGTAATCGAAAAACTTCATAACACTGATCTCATGGAGTCGGCTGGTGGTGATCAGTACATCGGTATGCTCTTTAGGGAAACCATCGGCTCACCGAATATCAGGGCCTATGCCAAGATCGTCAAAGAGAGATCGGTCAGGAGAGAGTTGATCGGTGTGTCGAATACTGTGCGCGAGCTGGCCGACGATGCCAGGCCGATCGATGAAGTAATAGCAGATGCCCAGAGCAGGGTGATGGACATCGGTCACGACGCCACGCAGCAGGGCCCGGTCGAAGCCAAGAAGCTGGTGCCGGCATGGATGGATAGCCTGGATGAGCGGTTCCGCATGGAGCAGACGATCCCAGGCTTGTCAACGGGCTTCAATAACCTTGACAAGAAGATCAACGGACTCCAGAAGCAGAACCTGGTAGTCATCGCCGGCAGGCCATCGATGGGCAAGACAGCCCTGGCAATCAACATCGCGAACTCAGTGGCGCAGTACGAGACTGTGCTGGTGTTCTCGATGGAGATGTCAGCGATGGAGATCATCACCAGGTCCGTGGCGCAGCACTCGAAGGTGCCGCTCGATCGACTCATGTCCGGTGACTTGGACCAGGAGCAGTGGACGAAAACCGGCGAAGGTAGCAGTCGAGTAGTTCATTCGCACATCCACATCGATGAGTCGCCGGCTATGATGCTGGCGACGATCCGCGCCAGGACCAGGCGCATCAAACAGAAACATCCGGATCTATCGCTGGTGATAGTTGATTACCTCCAGCTCATGAGCGGAGACGCCGGCATTCACCGGGCTCAGCAGATCGCTGACATTACCAGGGGGCTCAAGGCTCTGGCGAAGGAGTTGGATCTGCCGGTGATCGCGCTGAGCCAGCTCAACCGAGATGTGGACAAACGAGATGACAAGCATCCCAGGCTTTCGGATCTCAGGGAGTCAGGATCGATCGAGCAGGATGCGGATGTGATCCTGTTCGTTTATCGCGATGTGGTGTACGACGAGAAGACCAAGTGGAAGAAGGTAGCTGAGATCGTTATCGGTAAGCAGCGCAACGGACCAACTGGCACCGTGCTGCTGTACTTCTTCGGTGAGTACACCATGTTCGGCCAGATGGATGTTGAGTCACAGCAGGAGTTCTGGAATGACCGGCACAGCCGTAGTCGATCGAGAAGCCGAGACACCTTTAGCGACGACTTCTGAAACGCTTCCGATCATCGCTCACAAGGGCGGCCTGGAATTGATCGATGCGGAGTGGAAGCTGAACTCAGGGCGCATAGTGAAGTTCCGCCTGGTGAATGATAACGGGCCGATCCTGATCCATCCATTCATGCAGTTCGTCAGGCGACGAGGCAATCGAGTAGGCACCAGGTTCATGGTTGCCATGACCAGAGTCGGTGACGACGAGGTGTTCTTCCAGGGTGAGGTGATGCTGGCAGGTGGAGGCAATCCGCTGGGCCAGGGTATGTGGGTACGGTTCTGGCTGGACGAAGATGCCGATACTCACCCGTTCTCAGGCTGCGCCGGCAGGCACGGCAATGATCCAGGAGATTTGTTCGAGGCAGTATTCGTCGAGCTGGATGACGATGACTTTCCGATCAACCAGGAGAAGCGAGAACGAATTGAGAGATCAGTGACGCAGACTCATCCGCTGACAAAGTGGACAGCAACCAGAGACAGCGACAAACTATTTCATCAGTGGCTATCGGAGACAGCGAAGTTTCCAGATGGTGAATACAGGAGTCCGGAGTGGTGGCGCACTCCAGGTAAAGATTTTGTGGCCAGGTGGATTCGATGGATGTGCAACATCGGCTCCAGGGCTGACTTCAAACATGACCAGAGAGCATGCGAGGTGTGCCATGATCGAATCAGGCGACCGTATAGCGAGTGGCGATCAACCGCAGAGGATTAGCGTCAGCCGGCACGAGAAGAACCTGCGTGAGCTGCGCTGCATGGTGACGATGATGTATCCGGTCACCTTGCATCACTGCCATGGTGGATCGATGATCGAGCTGGGACCTGAGTTCCAGAATCCAGGGATGGGCGAGCGCAATAATCCGTTTTTCCAGATCCCACTCATGCTGGATTATCATACCGGGACCAGGGGTGTCGATGGCTCCCTGGGTGTCGAGGTCTGGGAGTCGATCTTTGAGAAGCAGGTGGATCTGCTCAACCAGGTAAACGATCAGCTCGACTACGATATATGGGAGCAAGCCAAGCTATGGAGCAACGAGAACTGGAAGTCAGCGATCCCAGTGGAGAGTCACCTGGGCTGAGGCTGGAGCTACCCTGGCCGCCGACCGCGAATCATTACACCGGCTACCGAGTAGCAGGTAGAAAGGAAGGCAAGCAATTCGTCCAGGCGTATCCAACCAGCCAGGCCAAGGAGTTTCATCGTAACGTGCAGTCTATTGTGATGCGCGACCGCGCAGCCAGGGGCTGGGTCTGTCCACTGAAGATGACGTTCTGGACTTATCCGCCTGACCGCAGGAAGCGAGACACCTCGAATCTATTCAAGATGCTGGAGGATGCGTTGCAAAAAGCTGGTGTGTACGATGATGATTACCAGATCGTAGAGCATCATGCGTACCGCACGAGCCATGTCGTAGAAGGTGGAATGGTCGTTGTTGAACTGGAGCCAACTGTGCTATCGTAGCGCCTTATGAAAGGCTGAATCTGCTCCACCGACCCCTGGCGACCCGGTGTAACCTACGCTTCCTGGCTCCGTGACTGTACCCACTTTCTACGAAAGCCAATTCTGGCAAAGATGCTCCGGTCGCCTTTATTCGAGAAGGGCCCTCAATTCGAGGGCCCTTTTCTTTAGTCGATCTCAATGGCTGTGGTCTCGAACCTGTACAGCTTGGAGCCAGCCTTTCGGTAATGTCCCAAGATCCACTGGAATCCCTGGTACTCCCAGGCATCCTCGATCTGCCCATCTGACGCTTCGTCGATCAAGTCCTGGAAACTTTTCTTGTCTCGCATTGCCTTCGTCATCGAACTGCCAAGGTGGGAGTACATGGCTGCGCTCGCCATACCTCCCAGGTAGATGGTGTTCATCTGACCAGGACCGTCACGGTAGCGGACTGCTCGCTTCATCTCAGCTCGCAGCTTGTCTACTTCTGCTTTGGATCTACTCATGATGTGTTCTCCTGTTTATCCCAGGCCGCCAATTCAGCGATGGCATCCTGGATGTGAGTGCGAGCGTTATCCAGCTCAGGCGAAGCATCTTCTGGTACACACATCCTGTCGAAGCCTCTGCTGTAGTTGCCTTCGTCTTCCTGCTTGGACTGCTCATCCATCAGGGCCTCAGCAATGTGCTGCTCGATCTCCCACAGCTTGGCGATGATTTCAGTAGTGGTCATGACTTCACCTCCGTTACATCGGTGATCTGCCAGTCGCCTTCGCCTTCTTCCTCAGTGAAGATTCCACCATCGGCATCCTTGCCTTGCCGGTAAGCGTCTTCATCATCCTTGGCTTCGACTTCCAGGTAGCAGACAGATGTCATGACTGCTCTTACTCGGTACGTCTTCATGACTTTCTCCTTTTCCTAACCATCCAGACGTTATCGATAAAGCAGCGCCTGGAGTGATGTTCTTCGACCGGACATGGCCGCTTGGTTCGGTTGTCGTTTACCTGTCCCAGGTGAGTGACGACATAGTGACTGGTGAGGTTGACCAGGCAGATGGCCCGGTGGTGATGCGAGCTGTACGTGTTGATCCATCCCTGGAGCGTCTTGCCTTTGCAGCTATGAGCATGCAGAGCGATCACTTCATAGCCCATGAAGTCCAGGACGTAGCGCATCTCGAAATTGCCTACACCTCGGACTCGCTTCGCACTCCACCAGGCTTTGCGCCGGCCTCTGTTGCGGAGCTTGGCTACCTTCTTGGCGCAGTATTCAACTCGATTGCCGGTGAGGATGGAGAGCGCGGCTGGGCCGCACCAGGTTCGCATCTTCTCCGGGTTACGGATGGGCTTGAGTCGGCAACGCGGCTTCACGATTCGATCTCCTCAACACCGTAGACTTTCCACTCGTCCAGGCTGTCGGCTTGTGACTTGTGAGCAAAGTATTTGAATGCCTTGGATACGGCGACGTATCGATCGGTGGCATAGAACGTCTCGCGATGCACTGTGCAATCGTCCAACCTAATCAGGCTGACTCGATACTTCTGCTCAACGAGGTATTCAGTGGCAACGATGTCATCGACTGGACCTTCCAGACTGAACTGGTGAGTCAGATCCTCGTGTCGAATCAAGTCCAGCATCTTCCGACCGATCGTCTCCAGCTTGCGCTCGAAGTAGCAGTCGTCGATGGGCCAGGTGTGTTCCTTGCCATCGGCAGTGCGAAGGATCACCTGGTATTCCTGTTTAACGACAGCACGGTGATTCATGATTCCACCTCCGGATAGAATTGCTGGAGCCAGGCATTGATGCCCTGGGTCCGTGCGTCGTAAGCGCAGTCGGCTGAGCCGTTCCAGTGGAAGTCATCCTTTGGTACGTGGAACTCAACATTGTCACACCAGTTGTATCTGTACGACCAGGCACCGACGAGCCGCTTGCGCTGCTCGCTGGTCAGGTCGTCCCTGGTTGTCTTCAGGAGTAGTCGGCAGAAGTCGTGGTCGCTCATGATGTGAATCTCCCAGAGTCAGACTTCAGCCTACCGGCCCGTTGCCATACGTCTTTCCGCAATGAGAATGCGGCCCATGTGATGCGAGGGATGCCGTTCATTTTCCGTTCGGCATTCTGCTCGCGCCATTCCTCTTTCAGCTCTGCTGTTGTCCATCGGTTAGTCATCAAGGTATCTCTCCAGGTTTTGCAGCCGGGTCTCGATGTCCTGCCCTTTGGTGTTGATCTGGTCGAGCTGGTCCTGGGCACCTTGCCTGGCCAGTCGGATGAAGCTGAGGTCCAGGCGGATCTGTTCCGCGAACTCAGCGATTGCACTTCTCTCTCTCTTAGTCATGCTCATGCGATTGCCTCCCTGGCTTTGGCGATCCACTTCCTGGCCGCCTTGGTTGATCCTTTGCGCCTGGCGATGCCGCCGAATGTCGGCAGTCCCTTCTTCAAGGTCATCGCAGGCTTCATGAATTGGTCTTCATCCAGGGGCAGGGTCTTGTGAACCATGCCTCGCTTCCCATGGAAGAAGACAACATGCAATCTCCTGGAGGTCGGCACGACCAGAGCCGTGATGACTCCCTCCAGGGTGTGGTAGTAGACGATTGATGCTTCCATATTCAACTCCAATTACTGTACCCGAATGACCATTATACAGGAATGACAACCAAATGACATCTCGACAAAATCCAAAAACGGCAAAGTGCAGGCTGTAGCCCTTTGGTGGCGTCACCGGCATGCCGTGAAACTTTTTTTTCGAGATGATTTTGGCCGCGCAAAAAAAAGGGCCCCGAAGGGCCCTTCCTGGTGCGGGTACACCTGGAGTCAGGCGGCAATCCTCTCCGCCTGGATGAACCTGTTCCATTGAAGCTGGTTCAGGTCGATGACGTTGGCACCGACATTTTCCAGTTCGCAGGCTCGCTCATACGTGGTCTCGTCCTTGTTCGCAACGGAGGTGATGGCAGATGCCAAGCCCCATTGTGAGTAGTCACGATCCTCGATGAACGTGGTGAGGATGGATTCTTTCTCATCCTCGCGCAGATCCAGCTCCTTCACGGCGAAGTCAACAGCACCGACAGGTGACTTAACGTCACCAGTTTCTGTGGTGGCACGAAGACGTTCGACCATCTGCTGAGAGAACTCAGGCTTGGACATCGCATCCATGACATCACCGACCTGGCTGATGATTGCCTTGTCTTCCAGCTCACGAGATTTCTCCGAGATCACCTCGAAGTCCACACCTTCGATCAAGCGTCCACCGAGATGGGTGCGCTTGAATGTGAATGCTTCGATCTTGCCGAAGACGCAACCATTGAGGCAGTAACCATCGTAGAGGAACCCTTCAATTTCCAGGGTGCCGCAACCTGTCTCAGAGTTGCCCATGCGGAATCCAGGACGGATGATCCTGGGTGAGCCATCCTTCGTGCGAGAAGTGACTTCGTGCGCCAGCTCGTCGCCAGTGAACAGCACTTTCAAGTGCATGTGATTCTCACCGACATTGGAGCTGAGCAGTTTAGACTCGAAGTCGCCTTTGACGATTGCGGGAAGCGTCTGCTCCAGGACATCGTTGTTGTCCAGGCGCAGGTAGCGATCCGACAGGAAGGCGCGGAGTTTGCCATCCAGGACACGGAACAGGCGAGCTGCCGGTTCCCGCTCGAACAGAGCGTTTACCTGGTGGATGACGAGATCACGGTGATCCTGGAGCAGCCGCATGTAGTAGCGACTGGGGATCTGAAGACGAGCTGCGATCTGCTTGTGTGCGTGGTCCGATATTGCGAAACGCTCAAGCTCAGCAGCACCATCCGCAAGTAGCACAACGGCAACTTTGCCAGGACATTCGTCAGCTTCGACCATGCGTACATTGTCTTTGGTCGAGGTCGTGAAGTCTCTCTTGACAGAGTTTTGCCGCTGGACTTCCGTGAGTAATGCTTCAAGTGACATTCCAGCTTTCATAATTCAATCCTCCTATGGATTGACCAGTGCGGTATTGCACTCAGAGGGGCTTGACCCGCAAGCCCTACTGGCTGCATTACTGTGATGCGACGTAAGTGAATCCACCAACGGTGGTCTGGTTGCGCCAGGCACCTGTGATGCCAGCATTCGGCATCTCGTACTCGATGCGGCACCTGGTTGGCGTGAGCCTGGTGACCCAGCATTCGCGCATTGCCTGGTTGATGAACTGATCGAAAACATTGTCGCCTTCGTCAGTGCGATTGCCTTTCAGGAAAACGCTGATGACGCGAGCGACCTTTTTGGCCGGCACGTTATAGATCGTGTCGCCATCTTTGCGAAGGTCTACCTTGCTGTCGGAGAATGTCAGAGTGAAGTAGCCAGGTCGTGGAAACGGGAGGCTTCCCTTCCTGCTGTTGGTGTAATGACCGACTCTGAGTGCGACGATGCGACCACAATTATGGCCGATCGCGATGTGATTTGTGACATGAACCGGCCCACCTGGGCTGACTGCTGCCATTGCTGCTGCGATGTTGTGGAACATATTTGACTCCGTTGTTGACTGTACCCAGGACCGATTAGGCCACAATGACCGCAGGATTGCAAGGATCTATTTGACAATAAAAAAAAGGGCCCGAAGGCCCTCTAGTCGGAGGTGCGCTATTTAGTAGCGCAAAAACCTGATGATTTTGCCGTTCCGGAAGATTCGCACACTGCGCTTTAGATCAACGCATGCCTGCTTGCCGGCGACGATGGCAACCCAGAGATGTGGGTATTGCTGTCCCTCACCATCGATCGTGAACATCGTCTTCATTCTCTGAGTCTCTTGCAATTCCAAGGTTTCCCTTGATCTCAGCGATTGTATTTCTGATTCCTCCACGACGAGCGATAACATACGCTGAGCCGGCGAGGTCAACTGCGACGTAGATCACAGCTACTGCACAAAAGATTTCCATTTCTTGCTCCTTGACTAACTGTACCCAAGCTCAGACAATACACATCTGACTACATGATTGCAAGGACCAAGTTCATTAAAGTAATCAGAGGCATTGTGATTGCAGACGCAATGTCATTCAGAGTTGCAACTGAGGAGTTCCGGAAGCGCGACTTCGGGCTAACCAGGCTGGATACAGCCAGGAAACTCCTCGACGAATCTGTAGGGCTAAAAGTGGAGGGCATGGCGACCATGCAGGTGATCCCCTTGGGTGATGTTTGTGAGGTCCGATTGCGTTCGGAATGAGACAGGTGAAAGTGAACCGACCATGCAGGTATCATAAGCGCCATCCGACACATCCTCGGTGGGCTGGTTGCGGCTGCCGGGAAACAATGGAGCATGTGCGTGAGCGCCACAGCAGAAGCTATTCAGATCGAGCCCCGAAATACCAAGGGTTGGCCGCGAACTAAACAACAACTCGACTTCGCAATCCTGGTCATTCAGCAGGGAATGAAGCCCTACCCTGCTGCGATCAAGGCTGGCTATTCCAAAAAGACTGCGAACGTCTCATCTCACAAGCTGGCGAAGCAACTGCGTCCGTTCTTTGCTTTTCTCCAGGAGAAGAAGAACGAGGTTGCGGCGAATCACTACGATGCGACGACCGGCAGGATCTTGCACGAGATGTCAGCGATTGGCCTTCAGAATGTGAAGGACTACATTCGCATTGTTAAAGTGGACAAGATACCGCAGCTCATCGGTAAGCCGTTGACTGAGCTGACTGATCCGCAGGCCCTGGCTGTGGAGTCCTGGGAGAAGGAGCCGATCAAGACGGACGATGGTCCGGACTTCGATTACAAGTATGTGCTGCACGATAAAGCGTCAGCTTTAGTTAATTTGGGCAAGCATCTTGGGATGTTTTCTGAGAAACTTATGCTTGATCTGAACATGCGTCAGAGTCAGGCAAGGGCCCTGGATTTCAGTGCCATGCCACAGGACGAATTGGAAGCTGTCATTAAGACACTGGAGGGAATACAGGAGAAGGCCGCCAAAGCGAGAGCCATTGAGGGAGAGTTTCAACAGGTTGATTGAATATCTGGAGGGCATCGTCATGAAAACATTCCGGACCCTGGTGATCATTATTATTGTGATCGCTTTACTGTACTACCTCGGAACGGGATTTCTGATGGCTATTCAAGGAGGACATCCATGAAAACTGTACTGTTGATTGGAGCTTTGTTATTTGCAGGGATGGCATTCGCGACTGGTGACGACGACGACAGCGATCGTACTGACAGTCAAGGCCAGGATCAAAGTCAGCACCAGGATCAATACCAGGTCCAGGAGCAAATAGTCACTGTCGAAAGCGCAGCCGCTGGTGGTCAGGCAATTAACGAAGGCAATGATCAGAGCGTCGAGTTTAATTCGGTAAGCGAAGCTCGCGCTCCTGACATTCTCATGGTGCCGAACAACAACACTGAGAAGTGTCTGCGAATCTTCGGACTTGCCTTTAGCACCCAGGATGGTGGAGGAGGTATCGGTTTTCCCTGGCGATCTGCTGCATGCGATTTCGAGCAGGCTGCTGACGACGCCTTTGCTGCTGGCGAACGAGATCTCGGATGGTTCTGGAAATGCCAGAGCAAGAATCTCTACAAGCCATTCCGATCGAAAGGCGAGAGTAAAGAGTCTGCCATGATCGATTGCCAGAGCAGAATGATGCGAGGTGTCAGTCAAACTCAGATGATTGCCAGGCTAAGAGATGATCTCGTCGAAATGAATACGCTACGAGAACGAGAGCTGGAACAATATCGACAGTCACGCAGACGATGTGAAGATCTGACTGCTAAGCTGGAGGAGAACTGCACTAAATAGGAGGTCGCAATGAACAGGAAGTCACAATGGGTAACGATAGTATTTTCAACCTGGTTCACCTGGTTGATCTATACCTCGAACACGTTAGCCGGCACGGAAGCGCAAGTCGATCTCGTTGTCTGGATAACCTGGGGCTTATTTGCAATCTCCTTATATTCGTATCGACTGGACGATGACTTGCTGGTGAAGCTCCAGCACAAAAGCCACTGGATCAAAGCAGGCTCCGATTGCAATGTGGTTGCCCAGGTTTTCTTGTTAGTGATCACTGGTCACTGGTGGCTCGCGTTCTTGCGTGGCATCTCGGAAACGATTGTCAGATTTCAGATTGACAAAGCGGTTGGATGGCAAGGAATTGGATTCAAGAGGAGATAAATGATGGGACTGAGAATTGATTGCGGTGATGTAGAACTGTCATGCAACATCACGTTCGGCATGAATTACAAAACTGTGCCAGAAGGTGAAGCTGCCGAAGAAGTATTGAAGCAAAGGGAATTGGTTAGGGATATTAAGCCTAACCTTGAGAAAACGGTATTGATGCAGATCGCTGATCACATTGGTTACGACCAGGAGACGATTGAAGCGAAGATCAAAGCCAGGGACGAAACGAATGCTGCTAATCGTGAGGCTGAAGAAAAAGGCAGCGCAGAAATGCGAGCGAGACGCGAGGGTAGATGAACATCTGGTTCGGTGAACACGCAGGAAAAGAAATTTCAGAGCTGCCGGATGGTTACCTGGCATGGTTGACAGAGAAAGCATCGTCGCCGGCAATGCCTGAGCAATTTAATGAAGATCAAAGGAGAAAAGTTAAGGAGCGATGGAAGGACTTGATGAGCGAAGTAGAGGATGTAATCTGTGAAAGACAAAATGAAGACGAACGGGGTTGGCTCAATTATTTTACCTGACCGGGACGGTGTGGCCGACCTGGACATTCGTCGTGTGCAAAAAGAAATGACGAAAGATACAGAGCCACTTGAGATGCACGGTCACATGCCGGCGAAGTTGATCCCTAAAGTTGTCAAGGAATTGGAAAGGATCATCGGTGAAGTTAAGCGCGGCGAAATATCGTCCGTGTGCCTGATTTCTATCATCCCTAAAAGTGAATTTGAGGATGCTGGTAGTTGTTTCATCGGCGGAGTAAACGATCAGATGGAGAAGATACACGAGCTATTTCATCTGTCGCTGATGGAACGTATGGAAATTGAAGGGACACCTCCTGATGAAGCTGGTTAAGCTGGAGTTCTCGGTTGGTCTGCTGGAAGCTATTCTTTCAGCCAAAAATAATGAGTACGTCTACACGGATTGTCCTGATGATGTGCGAGTGGTCCAAGTCATCCAGGAGACCGAAGACCAGGCGAACCATCGGCTGACCCTGGTGCTAACCAGCGTCGAGGCTGACTGGCCAGATGCTTATGATGGGAAATTAGGAGTCGTGCCCATCGATGAGATACCCATGATCGAGCCTTTCCAGTACACTGTCATCGATCCAGACGAGGATAAGCCGCCGCACAACGAGGACTGAGGAGAGCATCATGCCTTACAAGAACGCTGGAGACGTAAGAGGAAAGGGCTACCAAGAGCCTGCGGTTGAGAATCCTCCGTATGAGCCATGCACCGACATGACGACGCCTGAGAAAGATCCTGGTCGCACCCTGAAGGGAAAGCGACTCAGTGGATCGCATCCGGCACCGTCGCAGAAGGTTCGCGATTTCCCTTCGCAAAAGTGAGGTGAGCCATGGCAAGTAGACAGAACAAAGAGGCTCGCGAGGAGATCCCAACATACGGGACACCGATGGGTCCTCCACCGACACCAACACCAGAGCGTGAACAAGAGCGGCAAGAAAAACTGGCAACTAAGCCGACCGCTGCTGAACGTCGAAGACGAATAAAGCAGCACGAGGAGAAAGCCAGGGAAGAATCGGAAAAGCTCGAACAGGAAGCAGAGTCACGAAAGACTGAAGCCCCAGGTCCAGTACCTTACGAATCAGTTCGACCTGGTGGAGGAACGCCGGCAGAGATTCTTGAGGAACGAGAGGAAGATGTCCAGACTGCGCTCGAACGAGCGCAAGGTATTGAGCGAGAGCCTGAACCAGGTCGCCAACCAACGACGACAGTGGCTCCGTCAATACCACCAATAAAACGGGACAGACCAAAGCAGTAGAACATGCAGCTCACCAGGAGAGCAGTCATTCAGGGATTCGTATCCGCTGTCGCAACGGTAGCGGTCGGAATGCGTGTCGCCAACAAGATGCCCAATGTCGATTTGAAAGATGCGATCGACACTTTCCGCTGGGAATTTGCAACCGATAATTATTTCTATGGCCTCGATCTGGCCAGGCCCTGGGATGTCACAGTCATGCGTCGAATTGCCGGCGATGACTGGGAAGATGTTGCTGTGAAAGATTTGATGCAGATCTGTGCTGACTCGATCGTATCAGTTAAGAAAGAAATTGCAGTTCGAGATCCTGATAACGATTTCATGCTCGATCATAACTCTATTAAACATCCAAAATGGCAGATGCCACACATCACTTATCAAGAAATTGAGGAACAGGGTGTTGCTCCAGAAGGTGAAGAAGAATTTGAAGCGGCTGCGGTTATTGCAATGAGCCAGGGCATGGCTGCATTACAGGTAGATGGTCATGGCGCACACGCATGGCCAGAGGATCATTACGATCAGACCAGCATTGACGTTGTTCGTGTTCCAGAAATCTCTACGACAGAGGAAGAATTATTTAAGCATGGTTGAACAAAAGTGGGAGCGTAACGGACGACGCATTCTCAACCTGGCAACCGGAGACGCAGAGATCTATGACACATTCAATGGGGCCAAACGGAAAAGCCGTGCCCTTCAGATGAAAAACACGAAGGCCCTTGGGCGCGGCGACATGAGACTGAAAAAGAGGAGATGGATGTGAGACGATTTATACCACTGATTTTGCTAGTATTTTCAATGGCTTGCTGGGCTGGTGAAGCAACGCTATCGTGGACCGCGCCAACGCAGAACACGGACGGATCGGCGCTGACTGACCTGGCTGGTTTCAAGATTTACGCTGGTCTCGTGCAAGGTGGACCGTATGGAGATGTCAGCATCACGATCAACAACCCAACCACGACGACATTCGTGGTGCCGGGTCTCGCTGAAGGGACAACGTACTACTTCGTAACTACGGCATTTAATAGCGCCAACCCAGTGCAGGAAAGTGACTTCTCAAACGAGGTCAGCAAACTTATTCCGCCACTGGTTCCGAATCCACCATCGATGTTGACGGTCGTCAATATGGTTGCCTTCTATGTCGTGGCTCAGGAGGATAAGTACGTCCTGGTAGCTGTTGGCGAAGTGCCGAATGGAACTCCGTGCAATCCAGACGAGACAGTGAACGGACATTACGTTGTGGCCAGGACTTCGGTGAATTGGTATGGCAGTGTGCAACCGCAAGCAGTTGTGGCGAAGTGTGCCTGAAGCGCATCAAGGAGTGGTGGAGTCGTTTGACAGCGCAGCCACCTGACGACAGACAGAATCCGAAACCGGCAACGAACTTGACCGTGACGGTCACCAGGAGCGAAGCATGACGATGAATGCAACGGTGGGATGGACACTTCCCACAGAACGTGAGAGCGATAATCCTTTGCCAGAGACTGCGATCAAGGAAAGTATCATCTCGATCAAAGTTGATGGCGCTCCCAGTTTCACAGAGTTGGATCGAGTACCGTCACCAGGTACGTCGCATCTGATTCCGGATCTAGCTGATGGAACCTGGGTGTGGCAAGTGGAAATTGTTGATAACGCAGGGAGGATATCCGCACCAGCGGAGCAGACTTTTCTCATAGATGATTCGCCACCGAAACCAGCTACAGGACTTACGGTTGATCTTTCATGATCATCGTGTACATCCTGGCTGCTGTGCTGTTCATTTTATTGATCGGCATTCCCTGGTTGAACGGTGTCCTGGATTTCATCATGGCCTATCGTTTTGCGAAGAACCATCACACCGATAAGACAGCAGCACTGCTGAACTGGAACGCATTCAAGTGGTCCTGGTTGCATCAGCTCGATGCGATGGTGGAAGCGATGCCGTTCCTGCGGAAAGACCTGACCGAGACGTTCGGCATCAGGCCGGATGATGGAAGAACGACATGAATAAAAATCCTTTATGGATTATTGCTGTTGCGATAGCTGCACTGGCTGTCATATTGGTCAACCTTCCTGACGATCATTGGAGCCTGGTGTACGAAGCGATACAAGTGCCGGAGCTGGTGTGCGATGACGATGGTAATTGTGTTCCAGGAGATCAGAAGCGATTCGTGTTGTTCAATGAAGATGGGCTCACGCAACCTGAGTGCAAAGATCTATTCGACGAACATCTGCGACGACTGAACAACAATGGTGCGGTGATCGAGTACGAGATTCAGTGCGAGCATTTAATGACGAAGGGTCACGGCTATCTGTTCCAGTATCAGAACCAGTGGCTGCTGCCACCATGAATAGACGAGATTTCATAGTCAGCGCGATCGGTGCTACGGTCATGGCAGCGGTGCCTGCGACGAAAAAAACAACACTGCTTCACGATGCAGCACATCACGATCTCAACGGTGGATTCGGTCTTGCTCCACTCAAGCCTGAAGGTGGAACTGTCCTGTATGATCAGGGAGAGAGAATGGCCAGAGCTTTGGCCAGGTCCATGATGCAAACAAAAGAAGCGGTAGCTTCCAGGGTGCTAGGGGAGGCATTCGATGTCGATCACGAAGAAGACGGATACACATACCGGACATACAAAACAGGAAAACGCATCATCGGATGATGGCCAGATGCGCTTCGAGGATGATGGAGTATATCCAGCATCAAGGCTGAGAGAGTGCAGTATTTGTCAAGGTCCATTCGATCTCGACACGGAGGGAGGGAGCGAAGGCAATATAGGAATCTTGCCGGTAGCTTTTTGCCCCACCTGCAAGGTAGGGATTCTGGAGTACGCTGAATTTCAGCAACCAGGATTCGACTGTCCGCACTGTGGAGAATACATCGGAGATGAGTAGACCGACTGAAGGCAAGGTGATTGAGCCAAGTACCTCCGGCGACATTGGCGAAGTGATGCTGGAGCAAGCCGTTGCAGCACTCCTGGCAGAAGACGTAATCCCCAGAGTTCTCCAGGTTAGCCTGGAAGATAAATTCGATGAGCTGAGTGACCTGGCTCGTAAGCATGGAATTACCTGGATGATCCGAGGTGACTTCTCGGATGGCGAGTGGTGTCTTCACAATCTCAAGGAAGGAGATGAGAAGGTCAGCTACTGGAATAAACCATGGTGAGATGTCAGCATCATTACTGTCGTTGTATGCGAGCCAACGAACTGGCTCAGATGGACATGCTGCAAGAAGCAATGCAGGTTCATAATCAGGAAGTTCGTTGTCGTAAAATAGAGGAGCAAGACCATGACCAATCAAGTAGTAGCGTACACACCTAACGAGCTGGTCATCGCTCAGCGCACAGTGCGCGGCTGGTGTGCAGAAAATATTCGCCGGCTGTACCGGCAGAAGCAGGACGCACAGAAAAACGTCGAGACTGCCATCTCTGGCAAATTCAACTCGAAACCATTCAAGTCCCTGGTAAAACGATGTGAACGTCGCATCGTGTACTACAAGAAGATTGGCAAAGCGATCAAGCTGGGCTACATGATCGTGCCGAACTTCGATTTGGATCTGTTCGCAGTGAGAACCAGTCAGAAGAAACCACGGAAGCAGACCAGCACCTGGGATGCGAGCTTCAACCAGGAAGGCCAGCAGTTAGTTGAAGGTGAAGGTCGATATGTGGATGTCCATCCATTCTGGGCTGAGGGTGAGCGACCAAACGGCGATAAGACGCAGACGTTTTATTTTCCAACAGCCTTCGACGAGGAGATCACATTCCCTGTCACGATCATCCAGCCTGGAATTGTGAAAGAGACAACGCGAGCCATGGGACACAAACTGTTCGACCAGGTTGGAGTGGCAACAGGTCGCAGAGTGTTTCGAGCTGATCCGATTGTCTGTGGAAGATTCCTCGATCCAATCGGGCGTGACAAGGCAGTGACATTCTTCATTGCCTGGTGGATGGACCAGGACGACATCTGATGAGTGACATGACCCTGGAGCAGGCAGAGGAAATCCTGCGGAAGATGGGTATGAACGATCATCGCAATCCAACGAGTGAGCAACGCACAGCGAAGAACCTATACTTCGATAAGGTGATCGTGCCGAAGTATGGCTCGCTCGATGACGTACCTGATCACCTGGAGCCTGATTACATGGAAGGCTGGACAACGGTGTACCCATGAAACGAAGAAAGTTTATTAAAGCGATGGCTGCTGGTGCAGCCGTACCTGTTGCAGCACTGGGAGATGACCAGGAGGTTCCTTACGCAGTAGATCCTGGGCATCCGGAAGTCATGCCGGTGATTCAGTACATCGGTAACCTGGGTGAGCCGATCAAGGCCATGACCGTGTTCCGAGATTCAGTCATTATCGTGACGGAGTACGGCAAGGTGTATCGGATGACATACGATCTGGATATCCACAACATTGGATTCACATTTGAACATCGCATTCATGAGAGCGACTTGGCAGATGGGCCGCCAACAGAATGGCCCAAGTTTTATGACGACCGGAGATTCTGATGTTCGCTAAAGAGATACCAGACTTCCTCGAAGAAGTAATGGAGCAGCTTGCGATCGGTATCGATCGAGTTGCCGATAAAAATCTGGCGATAGTCGAGCCGCCTGCTGGTGTAGATCCACCGGCAGTGCCTCGCAGATACCCTGATCAGGTGGAGATCATGCTGAACGTCGATGCCAAGATCGATGATGGCACTGCTGAGGGCGGATACGAGAACCAGACTATCTGGGTCAAGATCCCCTGGCCAACGAGAGAGTGAAGCCAGTTCCTGATTTTGTGGTGGCTGATGTACCGACAATCGGAAAGCGGAAGTTCATCAAGTCGCGACCAGGTAAGGATCATGATTGGTGGTTGCGTAAGACGTTCGGACAAGAGATGGTGATGATCAAGGCTGAAGACTTTGAGGCTGGATGGTCTAAGGATTCAGATTATCGTCCACCAGACCTGTCGAGGAGCAAGCCTCACCGTATCGAACAGGCTGAAAAGTTCCTTGCTGAGAATGAAGTCATTGAGACTGGCAACATACAGGTCAAGGTAAATGGACATATCTCATTCAGGGACGGTCGGCACAGAGTTCGCGTACTGCTGAACCTGGGAATGGAATACATACCAGTGACCATGACAAAGGAATCGGTGGATCTTTTCGAGCGGTACTATCCATGCGACCAGGATTGATGCAGTGCTGCCGGTGTCGTCAAGGTTGGAAGGACAGGCCAGGTGAGTACCGTCAGATCAACTTCTGCCCCAAGTGTTTCAGCGTGTATTGGGTGTGGCTGACGTACAAGAACAGGTAGTTTTAGATTAGGATGATATTAGGATGGGAGAGGGCATGTGGGCCTGAAGAAGAAGCTGGGTGAAGCGTTACAGATTATTTTCTTCCTGGCTGCTGTTTGCCTGGTTTTCTATGTGGGATACTTCCTGACCAGCGGATAGGGGAATTGACATGGCAAGAACAGTAACCGTGCCGGTATTCATTGCCGTGCTGACAGCAAGTGCCGAAGATGTCAGGCCACAGATCGTCGTGACTGATCAGAAGTTCGGTAACAAACGATTCAACGATTATATTTGGTTCCGATCGACAGTCGATATCGATATACCTGATGTAGTGACGCCAGCAGTATCGACACCATCGACACCTGAGCCTGATCCGTAAGGTGGAGCGATCTGAATACTTGGATCGTCTGATTCATAGATGCGAGAAGACAGGGCATCGAGCTACAGTATTGCAGGACGGTCGAGTTCAGCCAGAGGGTGAGCAGCCGATGTCAGGCAAGGATTTTGCCCACTGGGTTTACATGGTTGAAGAACAAGTGAGGAGAAGACGATGAGCGTGATTTTCTACTGTGATGGACCTGGTTGCATCAAGAAGGCAGCCGGGCAGATAGGACCGGAGGGCTGGGACAGCCCTCAAGACTGGAGTGGAATCAGTGATGGTGACAAGATCTACGATCTGTGCAGCCAGAGGTGTTCTGATATGCGGAAAGCGGAGATCGACAAGAATCAGCCGGTAGAAGAAGCTGAGGAGCAGACCATCACGCCGGATGACGTAGGCACTCTCAAAGTATAGAATATCCAGCGGATAGAAAGTCCGCACTGTCGCCGCCTGGAGGATGCAAGCATGCCACTCAAAAAAGGTAGCAGTGATGCGGCTGTCAGCTCAAATATCAGTGAGCTGGTGCAAACGGGCAGACCGCAAGATCAAGCCATCGCAATCGCGATGAGTAAGGCTGGCCGATCAAAGAAGAAGCACAAGCCAGGTAATCCGCACGGAATGAAATCAGGGCATCCATACATGGGTGATCCGATGGCAGCCAGGCCGGCGCACCATCGCAACAAGCACGATATGTGATGTCAGATAACTTCGAGAAATGGGCCAAGGAACATGAGCTGAACGAGAAGAACTTACTCGAAGCAGCTCGTCGGCTACGTCTCCGAAACATGGCGCATCGAGGTGGCAAGCTGGTGCGTCCAAAGCTACGTCCGCATACCTGGGTATTCCTTCAAGCAGACAAAGCAGATCCAGAGTCAATCATCTGCCTGGGTATCTGCTTTCATACCTGGTCGCACAAAAAGTACAACGCAGTAAACTTCCACGCCGAACTTAACGGCGCACCAATTCAATCGTCAGGGAGACTGACGAAACTCACCAACGATCAGGATGGCATTGTCATCTCGGAACGGTGGTGCTGGGAATCATTGCTGAAGGAGTTCAAAGGATTATCAGCAGGGAACATCTGAGGTGGTCGCAGATCCTCTTACCGTTCAGACAGCAGTAGGTGAGTCATTAACTCAAGCCCAAGCTGAGTTTCTGCGACGAGATCTACGAGAGTTCGTAGCGGCGGCATGGCCGATCGTCGAACCAAAGCCATTCAAGAATAACTGGCACCTGGACGCAATCTGCGATCACCTCGCCTATGTCACGTTCGGTGACATTCGCAATCTCATGATCAACATTCCTCCCAGGCAGACAAAGAGCCTGGTGGGCAGTGTGCTATGGCCAGTGTGGGAATGGTTACTCGATCCGAAGGTGCAGTTCTTGTATGCCTCGTATGCCCAGGAGCTGGCGCTACGTGATGCAGTGAAGTCACGCCGGCTGATCGAGTCAGCCTGGTTCCGTGAACGGTTTGCGAAGACGTTCTATCTTGATCCAGCGGACAACAGGAAGAATCGCTACGTCAACAATCACGGTGGTCATCGCATCTCAGGGTCTATCCTGGGTAAGGCAACCGGCGAAGGTGGCGATAAGATCGTCCTCGATGATCCGCACAACATGAAGGATGTGTACTCGGACACGATCCGTTACAACACGCTATCCACCTGGGACAACTCCCTGCGCTCCAGGCTCAATGATCCAACCACAGGCCAGAAGGTGCTGATCGGACAACGGTCGCACGATGCTGATTTGTTCGGGCACATCCTCAGCAGTGAAGATGAGCGGTGGGAAGTGCTGATGCTGCCGATGGAATACGATCCTCCCAGGCACTGCATTACCTTCTTCAACAAGGGCAAAGGACACAAGACACACAAGGGCTCAGTCTTCGAGGACCCAAGGAAGAAGAAAGGCGAGCTGCTGAATCCGCAACGCTTCGGTGAGGAGGAGAAGAAAGCCGAGTCGAAGGCCATGGCTCGCAGAGACTATTCAGCTCAGTTCAACCAGGACCCAACATCAGGCGGCGGCCTGATCCTGAAGAAGAAGTGGTGGCGTCAGTGGTGCTATCCAGAGAATCATCCCGAAGCCGGCAAGCCCATGCCGAATCCAGACTTCTTCGAGATCATCTCGTTCTATGACACGGCATTCGAGACTGAGGAGGAGAATGATTTCTCAGCCAGGATCACTGCTGGTCTGTTCGAGTATTCAGAGAGTGGTCGTGAGATCGATACCAAGGTCCACGCATTGATCCTGGAGCGAATGAATGAGCGCCTGGAGTTTCCGGATCTCAAGACTGAAGCAGTCGAACACAATGTTGACTGGGCTCCTGATCGAACGCTGATCGAGAAGAAGGCCAGTGGACATTCACTGCGCCAGGAGCTGCGGAAGGCTGGCGTCTCTACGTGGGCAGTGAATCCAGGGACCAAGGACAAAGTGTTTCGCGCTCACATGGTCGCGCAGATCATGAAGGATGGCCGGCTCTGGTACATCCCCAGGAACTGGGCTTACGAAGTCATCAATCAGTGCGCGACGTTCCCAGTCGGTGAGCATGACGACATGGTGGACTGCATCGTGATGTTGCTGGCTTACATTCGTCGCATGGGCTTGATGCAGCTCGACGACGACGAGAAAGATGACGAGATGAAACTGTTTGCACAGCCAAGGAAATTCTATGGCGCATAGCATGAAGAATGTTGTTGAGTTGAATGTTGGCAAGTTCGATGCAGTGCGAACGCTTCGAGATTGCCTGGCAGCCGCAGAGCGTGGCGAGATCAATCATGTCGTGGTGATCTGCACTGATGCGTTACTCGAAGGAGAGGCTGACGATGGCCAGGACATATGGGCGAGCTGGTCACAGATGCAGCGACATCATGTCCTGTGGCTGGTGCGATGGCTAAACAGCTTCGTCAATTATCGCTACTTCGGGAAGTATCACGCTCCAGACTGAGGTAGACTTCACTCGCTGCCCAAGGAGACCATCATGTTCATTGTTTGGATTCTTATCGGTATTCTGATTGGCCTGATCCTGGCCTGTAAATTCCCGCGCATCTGTACAGTCGTTTCGACAGCCTGGAACTGGCTCAAGGGAAAGTTTGGCAGCAAGGCTGGTGAGTAAAAGATGGCGCGGCATCAAGTACAAGAAGCCGGTGACATACATACTCATCGCCTTTGCCGTGACTCTGATCTGGGCTGCCTGTCATGAGACTGCGAGTGGTGCAGAGACAATCCTGAGAGTAGCGCCAGAGACGATGTTCGTCGGTGGCGATAAATACAACGGCTCTGCGGTGTCGGTCGTGGAACGATTCGCCGGCAAGTACGATGTCGGACTTGGGCTCTACACTGAGTTGCAGTGCCGTGATCCTATGGACTGTCCCAGAGGTGTGGGCTCGACCAACATCGGTCTCCAGGCGAAGCGAGTGTTCCAGGTCAACTGGTTCGAGATTGGTTTCGGTGCTGCTTACTGGAAGAACCAGGGACCAGCCTGGGATAGCAATCTGACGTTCGCCTTACACGTAGGCATTCACACTCCGGATACCTGGTGGACCTGGTTGCCGGATCAGGTGCTGTGGGAGCATGCCAGCACTGGAGGCAGTTCAGACAAGAACGGTGGGCTTGATTACATTTCGATTGGTTGGGTGCTTACCAGGAAATAATCAGATAGAATCACCACAACTTCGCCGCCAACGAAGCAGAGGGTACAGCTATGGGTGTTAGCGGCTTAGGTCTCGAAGGACTCACCAGCGATTCCGCTGGTGGTGGGGGAATACCATCCTCTCCACATCTCCTCCAAAATTTCGGTGTTGTAGGTGCGCCTGAACTTGCGTTCGATGGCGACCAAGATACGGGCCTTTACAGGCCAGCAGTCAACACACTCGGTCTCGTTGCCGGTGGTGTTGAACTCGCCAGAATTTCAGCCACTGGCAATGCTTTTCTTCAGGCAGGCACTGATCCTGCTGGTGACGGTGGTGACCTGGACCTGGGCTCAGGTGATTCAGGTGTCGGCGCGACAGGTAATGGCGGCGATGTAAATGTCCTGGCAGGCTCATCAGTCGCAACGACTGGTGACGGTGGCATCGTAAGCATCAAGGGAGGTGCCGGTTTCTTCCAGGGTGCTGGCGGAAGCATACTTCAAGAAGTTGGCGCAGGTGGAGCCGCTGGTCCTGGCACGAGCGGAGACTACTTCGTTAATACTACGGTCGGTCTTACCGCTGATGCTGGACTACAAGTTCCTATCCCCGGTCTCGTATCGATATACGGTATTGGGCGCTCTGGTTCAGGGCCAGCAGGAGACCTGGAACTCTGGGGCGGATATGCCGCAGGTGCTGGTGGTGGATCAATCGGCGGCGATCTTCTGCTCTTTGGTGGAGGTCAAGGCGGAGGAGCAGGCGAGGGCGGCAACGCTCACCTCTACGGTGGCGAGAGCGACACTCAGCCTGGTTTCGCAGAAGTTGAAGGTGGTACGGCGACCGTTAATGGGCCTGGTGGTCTAGCAAGAGTTGTAGGTGGTCCAGGTTTCGGCACTAACGAAGATGGCGGCACAGCCGCTCTCATCGGTGGAGCAGCTATCGGCACTGGACTCGGTGGCCCTGTATTAGTAACGGGCGGAGCTTCAGGTGCTGGAGCCTCTGGACTCGCCGGCCCTGTGACCGTCAAAGGTGGTGCGGCATCAGCGACTAATGTGGACGGTGGTGCCGTTAGCGTAGAAGGAGGCGATGCTTCCAACGGTGGTGACGGTGGTTCAGCCACATTGGAAGGTGGTGCTGGCAATGCTACGAACGCTGGTGGACAAGCTAACGTCACTGGTGGTGTTTCAGGCGCAGGCGCAACAGGTGACGGTGGCACAGTAGCAATTACAGGTGGTGCTTCTGCCGCAACCAATGGTGGTGGTGGAGCAGTCATAATCGGCAGTGGTGCGGGAGCAGGTGCTGGCGCAGATGGCGATATTTTCTTAGATCTCGCTGGCGTTACTCAGTTTAGAGTTTCTTCAGTGGGCCTCCATTCAGAGGTTGGTTCTGGCCCTGCACTGTTGAATGTTGGCGCAAGTGCAACTGTACCTGTCCTGATTCCCAACCAAGCGGAAAATGACACTGGATATACGAGGTCAGGAGTCGATCAGTTGTCGCATACTCTCGGAGGAGTTGAAGCCTTACGTTGCCGATCAACTACCAACACATTATCAGCATCTAGCAATCTTGCCGTATGGAGTTACGATGAGTCGGCGTTGTTATTTATTCAATTTGGCGCAGATGATTCGGCTGGATCAGGTTTCAAAACGTGCAGGGTGACAAACTAAAATAACGGAGAGAGGAGCATGGCTAAGGAGCATACATACGCATTGATTTTCACGGAAACAGAAATGCGAACAGCTTTGGAATCTATCAACAAGACAGCATATGTCGGCCTGGTATCGGACACGGTATCAAGCATTCGTGAAAAGTTGGATGTTGATAAACAGCAGCCAATAAAACCGCGAAAGCGAAAAGCAAAGCCAGAAACGCCAGAGGAATAATTGATGGCAGTCAGAGCAGATCTTCTATCGACTATGAAGCCGATGCCGACCTTCACGGAGACCGAACAGGCCACCGATAGGAACATCATTCAGCACAATGACGATGGCACCATCTCTGTAATACCGAAGGGAGAGATCGCTGAGTATGCTGACATCGATCACGATGCAGAGACACCTGAAGGTTGGAACGACAACCTGGCTGAGGAATTGTCTCCCCAGGAACGAATCACAATCGCGGACGAGCTGATCGAATACTACGAGATCGATGAGCAGGTTCGCGAGGAACACTTCGATCGACTGGCCGATGGTCTCAGGCTGCTTGGCCTGACCGATGAGCCGGCATCAGATGTCCCATTCAAAGGTGCTGCCACCGTGCAGCATCCACTCATCGCTGAAGCATGTACGCAGTTCCAGGCACGAGCGATTGAGGAATTTTTCCCGCCTGCTGGGCCAGTCAAAGCCTACATCATGGGTGAAGCGACCGAGGAAAAAGTGGCGCAGGGTGAACGTCTTGCGGATTACATGAACTATCAGCTCACGGAAGCCGACGACGAATACTACTGGTCCACTGACCAGATGCTGTTTTATCTCCCCCTTTCAGGATCTGCGTTCAAGAAGGTCTACATCGATCCCATCACAGGCATGACTACATCTCGGTTCGTTACCGCTGAGGATTTCGTCGTCCCGTATAACGCGAGGTCGCTTGCGAATGCTCCACGGTACTGTCACAGATACGAGATGCCGGAGAACGATGTTTTTCGGGCCCAGGAAGCGGGATCATTCATCGAGGATGCCAGGTTACTTCCGACTCCACAGATCCTGGTTGATAAGAACACCAGCTTCTCCAGGTACGACATGGAGGACGTTGCGGACGATCGGTCGCCACAGCAGCACTATGACGACACGATCTACACGATGCTGGAGTACCACATCGATTACCGCATGCCCTGGGATGAAGATGAAGACATAGCGCCACCGTACATCGTCACCGTTGAGTCAGAGTCTCGTGAGGTGATGGCAGTTCGTCGCAACTGGGTACACGACGACGAGCTGATGAAGAAGCGAATTTGGTTCACTCATTACAAATATCTCCCTGGCCTTGGTTTCTATGGCTTTGGCCTGCTACACATAATTGGCTCACTAGCAAAAGCTGTCAGTGGCGGCATCCGTGCCCTGCTCGACAGTGCAGCAGTGGCAAACTTGCAAGGTGGCTTCAAGAGCAAAGAAGCCAAGATTGCTGGGGAGATTCGATTTACACCAGGAGAATGGATCGATGTTGATATGTCAGCCGACGAGCTTGAGAAGGCTTTCTTCAATCTCCCAGTTAAAGAGCCATCCACAGCACTGGCTAACCTTGTACAGACACTTGTCGATGAAGGAAGACGCTTTGCAACGACAACTGAGAACATGGTTGGCGAAGCATCGAATACCGGACCAGTTGGCACGACACTCGCGCTGATCGAGCAAGGCTCGAAAGTGTTCAGCGGCATTCACAAGCGCATGCACATGGCAGCCAGGCAAGAGTTCAAGATGATGTCCACGCTGAACTTCGAGTTCATGGAAGTGGAGGAGTATCCATACGAAGTGCAGGGCGAGGAACGCACTATCCTCAAGTCCGACTTCGATGGTCGCGTTGATATCATCCCGGTATCCGATCCGAACATCTGGTCAACGACGCAACGCATTGCACAGAACCAGGCAATCCTGGAACTGATCACGACTGATCCGGAGTTGTATCCGAAGAAGCAGCGCAAGATCGCGCACAGGCGCATGCTCGAATCGTTACGCATTCCTGATGTCGATCAGATCCTGCCGGAGGACAGTGACGCTGCACTTGATCCGGTGAGCGAGAACATGGGCTTCATGGTTGGATCGGCAGCCACGGTGTATCCGCTCCAGGATCACGAAGCGCACATTCAAGTTCACATGAATTTTGCAGAGCAGCAGGCCGCAGAGAATCCTGACCTGGTAGCGCAGATGGAGGGAGTGGTCCAGGCGCATGTCATGGAACACAAAGCCTACGTGTATCGGGCCCAGGTCGAGGCTGAGCTGGGAACACAATTACCGCACATCAACCTGGACGATCCGACAGATAACGAGGATCTTCCGCCTGAGTTAGAAAAACTCATCAGTCAAGCTGTTGCTAAGAAGCTGCGGCCTCCACCACCTCCGGCACCGACACCAGAAGAACAAGCTGAGCAAGATGAGCGTCAACGCGAGGAAGACGAGCGTGACCTGGAGACGATCGGTAAGATCGAACGAGGCCGGGCAGAGAGCGCAGCCGGGATCGATCGCAAGGACGAGGAGTCTGAGTCAGAGCAGAAGCGCAAGGATAAGGAATCCCAGGCTGAGGAGAAACGTAAGGACAAGGAATCGAGAGCCGAAGTTCGCCGCCTGGACAAGAAAGCTCGCGCTCAAGCCACCTTTGGTAGGGGGCCAGTGAGCGCACCAACTAGCAAGGCCGGAAAGAAACGGAAGAAACGTGGCAGTCGCAAGTCCTAAAGAAGTGCGAGCAGCGCGAGCGTTCCTGCAAACCAGAGACATTCGATCGGGTGATATCCCGCCGCGCAAGTTTGCCAATTCAGCGAAAGAGCTGAACATGGGTTTTCGTGAGTTGCTACGGATGATCTCCAGGTTATACTCTGGCGGCCAAGCACAGTCGCGCTTCCGCATGGAGGTGATTAGGGCTGAAGCAGAAAAAGGGTAAGCGTCGTGCCCTAATGTTCGACGCAGGTTGAGGAGACAGTCATGGACTATCTTTTATATCCAAAGCCGAGTGCAGATAAAACCGCAAGCAGATCCGCAAAGAAAGTGTCAACGGTTTCTGGTGGCGGCCAACATCACGTTTCCGGTGCAATGGGTAAGCACCAGAAAACCGGAACCGGCAAGGAAGGTGGCGGCAATAAGGGAAGCTACTAATGCACAAGGATGGCATGAAATCTAAAAAGCCAGCCGGTCAGCGACACATGCAGAAAAAGTCTGCGTTAGCAAAGCCGAAAGCCCCCCTGGCGAAGAACACAATGGGCATGGGCAAGTCGAAGATGCGCGCCAAAGGAACGATGGGCAAGAACCAAAGTACCGGCGACGGAGGTGCATCGGACTTTTAGGAGGAGAGTATGTCTGCACTTCGGATAGCAGAACTACTCCTGAATCGCTGCAAGGCACGAGTGGCTGAGAATCACGCCGGCATGGATAAAGGCGTGAACGAAGAACAGTATCAGCGCCTGGTTGGAAAGAACCAGGAGCTGCGCTGGGTCATGGATCTCACCAAAGAGTATTTGCAGCAAGTGGAGTCGGAGGAAACATTGGATGAACTCTGAAGTACAACAAGAGAAAAGTGAATATCGGGAAGCTCAAGCAGCAACATTAGCGGATGTATTTGAACCAAAGGAATACCCAGGGAAGATCGATCTGTGGCGCATTGCGGTGCAGATCCCGGAGCCACCAGAATTTACTCCTGGTGGAATCGCGACTCCAGAGGAGTATCGAGATCAAAGGGAGTTCAGCACATACGTTGGCATGGTGAGAGCCATGGGCCCGTTGTGTCACCAGGCAGTAACCAGATCACAACTTGATCTGACTCAAGCACTTGGCTGCGAAATCGGAGACTGGGTGCAGTTTGGAAAGCATGACGGTGAGAAGTTCAGGACGCGAGATAACACCCTCTGGGTGGTTCTCACGGATACGCAGATCATATGCGTGACAAATGAGCCTGAAGCATTCGATTGCATGTCTCTTTGACTGGAGAATTGCGAGGAGTAGAATCAGCGACACACTGAGTCGTTGCGACCAGGAGAGCGAGGATGGCTGAAACGCAACGGGACAAGATTGAGTACGACTTTGAGGATCTGCGACGGAATGAAGATCCCATACCGGACAACGTACTTAATCAGCTTGGACTCGAAGATGAGGATTTAACCGACGACGAGCGTCATGATGACAAAAAAGCCAGGGATGACAGAGAGGAGTTGGATGACAAGGACGACGCAGATGCTGAAATGGACGACGAGCTGGATGACGATGGAGAGTACAATCCAGCAAAGATGACCAATGCGATGCGAAAGCGTCTCATGAAGGTCAAGCGTGATGCGAACAAAGCGATCGTTTCCGCCAAGGCAGAAGCTGGCGAGGAAATATCAAAGCTAACCAAGCGAATCGCGGAGCTAGAGAGATCAGGGAAGACCGAACAGATCGAAGATGAGTTCGGTGGGAAGCTCGAAGATCTCGAAGCTCAGATGGAAGCTGCAATGGAGAAAGGTGACAGTAAAGAAGTCACTTCTCTTACCAGGCAGATGTCTGAGCTGACCGCAGATATGCGCGATAAAAAGCGCGAGCTGGAACAGCAAAGGGATGAGCCCGATGATATTGAGGACGAAGATAGTCCGAAGATCATCCCCAGGGCTGCGGAATGGGTCAAAGAACAGGATTGGTGGGATGACGACGAGTACGGACATATCCGTGAGTTCGTCCGCAAAGCGGATATCGCTTTGCAGAAAAAAGGTTATAAGCCCACCGACGACGACTTCTACGAGCAGTTAGAGAACTTGGTTGAGAAAAAGTATCCAGGCATCGTTGTGCAAACAGTAGATGACGACGATGTTGATCTTGATCTTGACGAGGAGATCGACGAAGAAGACGACTTCGAGGATGTTCCGGACAAACGTCGCAGGGCTGCGAAAAAGAAACGCAGCCGGCGAAGGAGTCCAGTTTCGGAGGGTGACCGAGGTGGTGTCTCACGAGCAGCAAAGAAAGTCAGGAAGAAGCGCGGCAAGACATTGACCGCAGCCAGGGTGAAGAACATGGAAGTGTTTGGAATGGACCCTGAGAATCCTGATCACGTTGAGGCATACCTGGATAACAATCCGTAGGAGACTGAGCGATGGGTAGCGCGGCAAAGAGTCAAGCACGAAAGAAAGCTGAGCAGCGTCGAGTTGATTCAGCATCAGGAACAAAAGCGTCCGGTGCAGAGAAGAACGCACCTGAGCAGTTGGTCCACGGAGAAGGCAAAGTCCATGAAGCGGAGAACATGGACCGGGAAATGGACGACCTATACGACACGGAAACGGACAATGAACAAACGGAGTGGCGAAGGCATTCAGATCTGGATGCGCCACCTGCCAGGGATGGTTACGTGAATCGTTTCATTCGGATACGTCTGGGAACCGTTCGCGATACAGCCCGACTGAGGAATGCTATTCGAGAAGGGTGGAGACCTGTTAAGGCGTCAGCCGTTTCAGATCGTTCACTACCGACCACCACTATCGACCAGTACGGTGAAGTCATCGGTGTAGAGGACTTGATCCTATGCGAGATGCCGATTCATATGCACAAGCAGCGGCAAAAACATTTCCGCGATAAGCAGCGCAGACAGAATCGTGCCATCGAGCGTCAACTAAAGGGAGTGTCCAGGGAAGATGTTTCAGGCTTCGGCCCGATCACAGCCCAAAGACACTCGTCCGTTACGGCTGCACCTCAACGACGAGTAGAGGTTGCAGATGATGATTAACCGGAGGTATCCGAATGACAAACGTGGATCGACCGTTTGGCTTTACAGCCACTCGCCACGGAGCAGGAGGTACACCCCAAAGACTCGGTAGTTACGAAATTGAGAATGGATTAGCAGAGAACATCTTTTCTGGTGATCCGGTAGTTCTAACCGGCACAGGCCGGAGAATTGTTCTCGCGACTGCTGGCAATGCAAACCTGATCGTAGGTATCTTTGCCGGTGTTCGTTTTACCGATGCACGAGGGGATGTGATCTTCGAGCCCAACTGGTTAAGTGGAACAGTTGGAACTGGATTACAGCGTGGCGAAGACAATCCAGAAGCCCTCGTTTACGATGACCCAAGGAGTGAGTTCATCGTACAAGTCAGCTCAGCAAGTGGCTTGGCAGAAACGGATGTTGGTCTATTGGCCAATTTCGTTGCTGGAACGGGGAATCAATTTACAGGCCGATCGGCTTACGAGCTTGACCAGACGACACTGAACGCTTCGGCGCGACAGTTGCGTATCCTTGGTCTCTCTCGCATACCTGAGAATGACTATGGTGAGTTCGCGAAGGCTCGCGTTCTAATCAACAACCATAGTTACGGCCAACTTGCAGCAGCGGGAGTCTAATCATGGCTATGAATCGAAGCGACTTTCGCAAACAACTACAGGAAGGGTTGAACGCTGTCTTCGGTATGGAGTACAAGCGATATCCAGAGGAGTGGCGCGACATCTTCGACATCGAGCGATCGATGAAAGCATTCGAGGAAGACGTACTGCTCGCAGGATTCGCTGGTGCGCCAGTGAAACCCGAAGGCGAAGGCGTGGCATACGACCAGGGGGCAGAGAGTTACGTCGCCAGGTATACGCATGAGACGATTGCGTTGGCATTTGCAATCACCGAGGAAGCTGAAGAAGATGGCTTGTACGGAAGTCTTGGCAACAAGTATGCAAGGGCCCTTGCCCGTTCTCTCCAGCACACCAAGGAAGTCAAAGGTGCTGACATCATCAATAACGGTTTCGACGCAGGTTTCCTTGGCGGCGACGGAGTACCGTTATTCTCGCTCTTGCATCCGCAGTTCGGTGGTGGAGTCCAGGCTAACACCCTGGCGACTGCTGCTGACCTGGCAGAGGCATCTATTGAGCAGGCAGCGATCGACATCTCAGAGTTCGACGACGATCGTGGCATCCCGATTGCAGCGCAGATCACGAAACTGATTATTCCTACGGAACTTCAGTTCGTGGCTACACGCATTCTGATGTCACCTTATCGCACGAACACTGGCGATAACGACATCTCTGCTATCTACACTCTGGGCACAGTCGGTGATGGATTCTGCGTGAACCATCGTCTTACCGATCCAGATCAGTGGACACTCAAGACTGATGCTCCGGATGGCCTGAAGCACTTTGTTCGCAAGAAAATCAGTCGTGGTATCGAAGGTGACTTCGAGACTGGCAACCTGCGTTACAAAGCTCGCGAGCGGTACAGCTACGGCTGGTCCGACTGGCGAGGTGCTTACGGCTCTCCAGGTGGAGCGTAAGAGGTAAGGGAACAGGTTTCTCCAAGACCTGTGCCTTGAACTGGGAAGCCCGGCTTGCTCTGCTGGCCGGGCGCTCCCTTTTGCAATAATTAA